CATACATCTTAATACAAATTCAATACAAATCTAATACCAATTTAATACAAATTTGGAGGCTTCATGCAAGCTGAAGAGTGGCAGATATCGCGTATTGCAACTATGAAAGGGGCGACCACTAAAGAGTTGATGTACGCGACTGGATTGAAGAGTTCGTGTGTTAATTCTTATAAGGTCATCTTTCATGGTAAGTGCAAAGAGCGCATGAGTACGTTTGCTAGGCATAAGCGGATACTTGCTAAGGTTGAGAGTAACCCGGGCATTCTTGAGCACATAGAAGGTGAGATGGAGTTTAATCTTACTCGCTATGTGTTGGTTAGGGATTGCGCTATTGATTTGGGCCTAACTCAACATGAGGTGCAGCATTGCCTTTATTGCCTGGTTAGTCCGAGAGCTAGAAAGCGTTGGCAGCAAGCTAACAAGAAAAAGAAAGCGAGTAGTCGGTTTAAGTGAGGATTATATGTACGATTTAACTGATATTGAGCACGAGAGATACTGGAATTGCATTCTATTTCGCCAAGCTTGCGACTTTGGATATAAGAACGGATTTAGCAAAGAGCAGATGCTTAGTAAGTTGCTAATTCATATGCTTGAAATGAAGGATGCAGAAGATAAGAGAAAACTTGATGAGATTATGTACTCACCAAATCCGAGAATGATTATCTCTGATTTAAAGTAATGCGACACCAGTCACAGTAATGGTTGTTTGTGACTGGTATTGTTTTTGTAGGTTAATTAAATAGGAAGTGAAACATGAATTATGAAGATATGAGCGATTTTGAGGTTAACAAGTTGGTGGCAGAAAAGCACCTTAAACTTTTTGTGAATGAGCTTAGGTCTGGCGGTAGGTTAAATAGTGATGTTTGGCTTTTTGATTCTGAGGGTCTAGTTAGGTATACAAACTATAACCCATGCAATAACCCATCTGACGCGTGGCCTATTATTGTTGAGAGTGAAATCAGCATTGAGTTTCTTGATGGCGGGTATGTTGACGTTAAGCTTGATACTGACTTTGGAGCATTCTGCCCAGATGATGTTTACCCAAAAGAAAGAGCTTTCGAAGCCGCAATGATTTGCTTTTTAAAGATGAAGGATGCAGAGAAATGAAATACCTACTACTTATTTTAGCTTTAGCTTTTAGCCTTCTGATTAATTATCTACTTGCCTCACTTGGCCATCCAGAGGCTATGTGGCTTATGGATTTACTTGGGATTGAATACTAATGAACAACAAACTAATTGAACTAATCGACCAGCCTGACAAAGAACGCGGCAAGATTCTAATGTGCCTAGCAACTAAAGGGCCAATGAAGTCTTTTAATGTAGCTGCTAGTGCTGGCACTGACCTAAAGAAAACTAACGCACACCTTAGCGATATGTTTAAGGATTCTTCGTATGTTGATATGGAGCGCTATAAAGAAGGCGGCGTGTGGGTCTATAACTTAGTCGGACTGAAGTGCAAAATGAGCGAGTCACGCAAAATGAAACATCAACGACCTAAGATGGAGCGCAAAGAGGCTGATATTCCTTTTGATAGATGGCGCAAGGTGTTTGGATTGATGGATAGCTGTTGTGGATAAGCAAATCGAAAGGTTGATTGAGGATAATCCGAATTTATCTAGCTCGATGATTGCCAATCTTGTCGGGCTGCATAAAAACACAGTTATCAACGCAAAGAAAAGGCTAGGAATTAAATATAATTGGTTCCACTTTGGGGTGGGTATTCCATTTGTAGATTATGACGCTTCGTCAACTTCTTACCGAATCAGGAAAGACGGTCGCAAGATTTACGATGGTAGTTTCAATGGTGCGATGGAGAATGTAGACCGATTAATTTACGCGCTTGATAATGGTGGATTACCGCCGGCTAGGAAAGAAAGCTACTTTATTGGATTGGACTTTATCAAACGTGACAACCATCACAGCAATTAAATAATGGCGCAGTTATAGTGGCTGCGTCTTTTAATGAATAGGAACATACAGATGAAAATCACAAAAGAACATTTACATTACATTTACGCTGATAACAATAAATCAAACAGAGATAAGCTATCAACTCTATGCGATAACTTTGGGGTTAAATGCCTTAACGATGAAGGGTTTAAATTCATAGAGATATACTCGTGTCATGGCGGCTTTAGTGATGATTTCGAGCTGCTTGGTACAGATAATCCAGAGTCAACGTCAAGATTTGTTAGCTCAGATGATATTGATGAAATGCTACGCGTCGCAGCATTGGAAGTGAGCAAGCCAGTATCTTACGACCATGTTGTTTTCTCAGACAATTCAATACCTAAACTTAAGCGCACCAAGGTTGAGTATGAGAAAGTAGGATTTCATAAGTGTCACGAAGCTATGTTTGAGCACGAAATGGAAGGCGGTCTTTATGTTGGATGTAATAGTAGATTTGAATTGGCTACACCTGTAGATATAGCTGAGAATTGGAGTTGTAACAACCTCTACCGACGCATCGAAACCCCAATGACATGGAAAGAAGAGCTTTATAATTATCTTGACAACTCATGCGAGATGAGCGATGACTTTGATGATTCATTTACCATTGAGATTGAAGGTAGACCTCTTGAATTTAATCTTAATGATGATGAGTTTGTTGATATGTGCAAACTTGTCGCCTCGTTAAATTCTGTGAACTAACTCACAGACAACCGCAAGCCCTGTCGATATGATGGGGCTTCTTTGATTTAGGAGCGAATTGCATGAATAACTACAGATACGACAAGAAAGTACAGGATTGGATTTCAATTAAAGAGGCTAAGCCATCGCGATTTGAGCGCAAGATGTGGCAGATTAGCATTTGTGTTGTTATCGCTGTGATTGTGTTGGTTGCCGATGCTGTTGCGGGTGGCTTCTAATGCATAAGTTTAACCTTGAGCTGTGTCAAGCGCTTCTAAGTCAAACTAACTCTATCGATGAAGCAGCACGACTAATGGCGGTCGATGATAACGATAAACATCGCGGGTTTACTTACTGGCGCGACAATATAATTAAATCAATTAACAAAAAGGAACTATCAATATGAAAACATTCGAAACAGAAAAGCACAACATTCCAGAGGGTGCGACTCATTACGGTATTTACGGGTGTGACACTGATGTTTATTTTAAAGAGGATAACGGGGTATTTCTTCAATGGCATCACGAAAACTGGAGTCTATCTAAATTCGCTCATCACAAGTGGGTAAAGCCAATCTCACAAACCAACATAGAAGCGCCAGAAGAGAAAGTGGGTGAGTGGGTTTGTGTTGAGGGATTTAATTACAAGCAGGTTGATTTCAGTAGCACTTTAGAAAGATTAGATGGTGACACTTGCATAGATAGCGACCTTTACTTCGCGTGGTCAAATAAAAACATAGTTCATATCTCTGAAGTTTCAGCAAAAGAATTGCTAATGAATCGGCATAAGCTATGCAAACGATTAGAAACTGAAGCTGAACGGGTTGAGCGTGAGCGAGCTAACGCAATGGCAACTATGATTGGCGAGTTCATAAATACAAAGCTTGATGAATCAATAGCCGGCAAGGTAGCAAAGGTATGCGCAGCGCTTTACGATGCAGGATACAGAAAGGAGAGTTAAAATGAAGTGCAGAGAAGCGGTAACAATAGCGTTGGGTGTTTTTGCTTTATTCTATTTTGTAGAGTGGGCGGTTGATAAAGCAAGTCCAGAGCAGTGTTGGATTACCGAAACGGTAGAAGATGGGGTTCAGAGTTCGTACTGGGCTGATTGCCCTGAAGGCACTGAATAGATTTACACTATAAACAGCCTCGCAAATCGCGGGGCTTTCTTTTGCCTGTTTCAAAAGTGATATCATAAAGAAAAAACGGGCTAGGCTTGAAATGATTACAGATTTTCTTGATTGGCTATATTACAGGCAGCATGTCTTTTACATATGCATTGGTATCGTCATGGCGGGTTCTTGGGTATGGCAGAATTGGATTAGAGTTAAGGAGTTGAAGTTAGATGAGTACGCAATCGGAGCTATTAAGTCAAGTTGTGGAGAATGCCGGGAGCTTATCTGGCAAAGCCGCCGCAGGAAGTAGTTTTGGCACTTTGGTATTGAGCTATTTCGGGAGCAATGCGGTGGCTATTGGTGCTATGTGCTCAGTGATTACGGTGTTCTTTTTTGTGTTCTTCGGTGTGATGAATATCTACATGAAGAAGCGAATGAACGAAGAGTATTTTCGAGCAAAGATTAAAGAAGAGGTGCTAAATGACGCGACCAAAGAATAAAGAAGATAGAATCTGGAATGAGGTAAATCCGTTTGGTAAGAAGTCTAAGCGCGGCACTGGCAATCTTCGCTTTGAGACTCCTGAGCAGCTTTGGGAAGAGGCGTGTGAGTATTTCGAGTGGGCGCTGAATACGCCATGGAAAGAAAACAAAGCCATGAAAATGAAGTCGGGCGATAGTGATGTGATTGAGTATTACAACACAACCAAGCCGCGTTACCTGTCTAACGTTGGGCTGTGCTTGTTCCTTGGTATTCAGCGTTGTACTTATGGTTACTATCAGAACGGCAAGCATGACAAACCTACTACTTATGATTGCGATGGTGAGGTAGAGAGCGAGGGGAAAGATTATTCATCCGTGTGCGCTGTGATTGATAATATTGTTTACGAACAAAAACTATCCGGTGCAGCTGCTGGCATCTTCAACCCAATGATTGTTGCGCGTGAGCTTGGTCTAGGTGTTGATGAGCAAAGTGAAGAGGCTCAACCAATCCCAACCGCAATTACCATTGGTGTCCGTGACTGTTCGGTGAATAAAGATAATGACGAAGATTAATACGCTTCAAGTTAACATTCCACAATCAGAGTTCCTAGAATCCACAAAGCCGTTTCGTGGTTTTGTTGGTGGCTATCGTAGTGGTAAGACATTTATCGGCTGTGTTCGTCTATGGATGCTTACTCTTGGGCATCATGGAATCAAGTTAGGGTATTTTGCTCCAACTTATCCGCACATCAGGGACATCCTTTACGACACGATAGCTGAAGTGGCTGATTTATTTACGGCTACTTATGGATGCAAGTGTGAGGTGAAGATTAACAAGTCTGAGCACTCAGTAAAGATGATTGTCAATGGTCAGGTGCTTGGTACTGTAAAATGTAAGTCAATGGATCAACCTTACTCTATTGTCGGCTTTGATATCTCTCATGCGTTGGTTGATGAAATTGACTGTATGAAGAAAGAAAAAGCTGATGCTGCATGGAAGAAAATCGTCGCTCGTATGTCCTCTGTTCGCAATGACTACCCAATCAACACTGTGGACTTTACGACAACACCAGAGGGCTTTAACTGGATGTACGACTTTTTTGTCAAGCAACTGAAGGAAGACCCTTCAAAGCGTGAATATTACGAACTGGTCAAGGCATCTACCAAGCAGAACGAGGCTAACCTTCCAAGTGATTACATCGCCAAACTGTACGCCACTTATCCTTCTAACCTAGTTGACGCTTATGTTGATGGTGAGTTTGTAAACCTTAAAGGCGGCACTGTTTACACTGAGTATGACAAGGCGCTCAATGACTCCAAGGAGCTAGTTAGGAGTAACGATAAGTTAGTAATCGGAATGGACTTCAACGTGCAACACATGGCGGCTAGGGTGTTTGTTTACCGCAACGGCAAGCGTGAATTGCATTGTGTAGATGAGTTTGATGAGCTTTACGACACAAGGGATATGATTGAACATATAAAAATGCGCTATCCAGGTCGCGAGCGTGACATCACTATTTATCCTGATGCATCTGGTAAGAACCGTAAGACTGTTGGCGCTGACTCGTCAGATATCCAGCAATTAAAGGATGCAGGATTTAGGGTTAAAGCTAAGGATTCAAACCCTCGCGTCAAGTCTAGGGTTAACGCTGTCAATGCAATGCTTTGCAATGGTGAGGGCTTGCGTAGGCTGTTTATCAATAAAGATAAATGCCCGCTAACCGTCGAAGGTCTTGAGCAGCAAATCTATAATGATAAAGGTGAGCCAGACAAGAAGAGCGGCAATGACCACGGTAATGACGCATTCGGCTATCCAATCGCATTCGAGCATCCGATAGAGAAACCGGCAGGATTTAGACTCAATCGCCAGTAATGTGACAATCATCACAGCACTTCGTTTGTTGATTGGTTATATTGGCCATATCAACAGCGCGGTGCTGTTTTAATTAGGAAGTAATATTATGAGCGAGCTTACTCAATACACAACAGATGAAATAAACGAAGGTAATTTGATTGATGTTATGGATGACATATCATCTGAAAGCTTTGCGTTGGTGGTAAAAAGTAATGGTCTATTTTCCCCAGACAGGCTGTTCACAACCATTAATGATGAAGCTATGAATAGAATCAAATCTGAAATTGAATACACCTCTGAAATCATAGGCGTTAGCGTTGAAGAGCTTCTTGAGTCCATGCCGTCACTTTATGAGTTAATTAACGGTTAAACAACACAACATGCAGTTACTATGGCTGCGTGTTTTTATTTTATTGAGGAAAGATTTATGAAGATGAGTGATGTTTGGAGTAAAGAGCTTACCTACGGAACGTATAATGACGCATATGTTGGAGCGTCTAAGCTTTCTGTTGGGTTTGGCGTGCTATTTAATAATGAAGAGCCAGCAAGAGCCATTTGTTACGCAGTTAACAACCACGACCGCATGGCTGATGAGGTTGCGGAGCTGCGTAAAGAAAACAATAAGCTTAAATCTATGATTGATAATGGGCTTGGTTGGGAGGATATGAAAGGCGGTACAATCCAAGATGTAAGTTAAATAACCTCGCCCCCATATTTGCTACAATAGCCTCATTAATGACAATGAGGCTTTTTTATGTCTGTAAATAATGAACATCCACTC